AGAATCATTTAATTCACTCCACAGGAACGAGTTGATTACTGTTCTAGCGTTTTTTGTATAGTCTGCCATTTTAGATTACACTCCCAACGGTTTTGTATGCAGATGTAGACCTAAATATTGCTTCTCTGACACTAGACCTTCCCGCACCTTTTCTATTCAATGCTCTAGCAACGTTCTTTTGTATATTTAAAATAACTCCAGAATCATCTAGTATGGTTGGGAAATTGATATTCCACCATGAAATAAAGTGCTTATTGAAAGACCCTTTTACATCATTTCCTCCTGGATTTCTAATACTTATAGTTTTTCCAGGTGGTACAAAAACTATAGATCTTCTATCTGGACTAAATGCTATTGTTCTGGTAGTAATAAATTGTACTGGCTTTCCAGCCTCCATAACATTAGCCTTATCTTTAAATACACCACTTCTTTTTACCACGGCCCCTGTAACGCCTGGATTTTTGAGTACAGGCGCTATTGGAGATGACTTCTTAGAATTATTAAACTTTGTATAGATAGTGGCAGCGCCTGCAGAAGAATTTCTTTTGATTATTCTAAACAATCTTCCAGATTCTCTTCCAGTTTCTCGCCATTCATAAACATGGTGGAATGCATTCTTATTTGATCTTGCATACATATTTGTAGTCTTAACAAATTTTAATGCTGCAATAGAGAATGCCGTATCCATTAGTTCTTTCTGGGTATAGGCAGTTGTTAACTCTTTCATGCCATCTATTTTTTTATTTAGTTCAGCAAAGAGTTCGGCTTCAGATGAAGAATCTATTCTGACATTAATCATTCGACTGTACCATTACTCTTTTAAGATGATTTTCATAATACTGAACATTTCCAAATATGTCTACGATTGGATGTGACGCATACACTTCAAATATGGTATTGGGCTGAGAGATTCTGTCTACCTCTTTATACAATTCTTTTTTAGAAGAATTTTTTATGTTGGTTACTCTCCATCTTTTACTTAATTGCTCAGAAGTGTGCATTTTTATTTCTAAGTCTTCAGTATATTCTTTTGAAAAGTTTTTGTTATCAGATGTTGCGGAGCCTCCGCTTTCTCTAATTGGAATTATTGCACATGATATCGGTTTAAGAACTACCCATCGCCTGGTTATTTCATTAGTATCGGAATCTTGATCCCTAATTTGATGTAGAAGTTCAGCAGACATTGAGAATAAAGAACTTCTAATACATCCATACATTAAATAATCACAGCCTGGATCATTCTAAACTTTTGTAGGATTGCATCTACTATTGCATTACCTGTGCCGAAGTGTGCCTGTCCAGATATTTCTACTGACAACTGTCCACTATTAATTTTCTTAACATACCTAGTTCTCCATATGCTGTCGCTACAAAGTAGATCGTTGACTAATAGAAATGCTGACTGCTTTACTTCTGATGGAACATAGTCCCACCCGACAATTCCAGAAACTTCATATCTGTATCCATCTCTGAACCTTCCCTTAGTTAATCCAGTATAGTCAAACTCTTCTTGCTCATCTATATCATCTCCTGGATTGGGTGGGACGATTCTTAATCCATATGATGTTTCTGTCAATTCAATATCAAAGCCAAATATATTGTAGTTTGTCGCTGAATCTACAACTAATTCATCATTCTCTTTTAAGGATGTAACAGATATCATTCTTGATGGTAAAAGAAGTACGTCTGCTCCAGATCCATACGCTACCACAGAACCCTGAGATTTATTTATTGAAAATCCTAGGTAATTGTCTATCATCATTCTAGCGACTCTTTCCGCACCTACTATTTTTTCATATGAATAGTAATTAGCATCCTCAGGTCTTGAGGAGAAACCTAGTTCTGCAGATATTTCATCTGGAGTTGCATATGGTGTACAAACATATACATATTCTGTTTCTTGATTTAATCTAGAATTAATGGTATATGACCATACTACTTTTAAAACCCTGTCAAAAGCGGTGGAGGAGGCTGGAAGACTATACCGATACTCACCAGGATAGTCTGAGTCTACTAGAGTTGGAGAACCACTAACTACTGATTGTCCAGTTGATGCATCAGTTACTACAACAGTAGGATTTGAATCTGGCGCTGTAGGCAAACCATCTTCATAAGTTATTAAATCTATTGTACCTACCCTGCCAGTATAAATCTCTATCATTCAAACCCTCCGTTAGTTATAGTATTCTTGGACCTCTCTAGGAGTGGCCATTCTAAATCCTTCTTGTGTCTCGAAAATAAATTCTGCGTCTTCTTCAGACATAACTACATATGGATGTTCTCTAGTAAACTTATATCCATTAATTTCGTATGCTGGATTTTCTCTTTCCATTCTTACTAGAACGGCAGATTCTGCAGCAGGCTTCTTGTTTGTTTTTTTAACTGGAAGATCCACTTCTGCTTTTTCTGCTCCTAAAAACTTTGAGTACATTTCATATGTAATTCCTTCTTCTGAAAGTACAGAAATAACTTCATTCTTAGTTTTCAATCCTTCAAGTTCCACACCGAAGTAATCTCCAACCTCACGAAGTTCCTTAATTTTCATTGCTGTAAAAGACATTTTTATCCTTTCTATCTTCAACAATTATATCAGAAATAGCAAAAGGGGAGGATTTCTCCTCCCCTTGTGCTAGTGCTAAGAGTTAGATCAGGAAGCGACCTTAACGTTCTTAACAACTACGAAGGAATCAAGGTTTTCGATTGCCACACCTACGCGAACGAAGAGTGTGTATTCGATTGTGTCCTTCTTTGGCTTGAACTCGCGGTAAACTGTAACATCGCGCTTAATGCCGATGATAAAGTTTTGTGGGAATGTCAAGTGAACTTCACCGTGTTGGCCAGTTGCACCTGAGTAATCACCTGTACGAGTTTCGTCAATTAGTGGAACTTCAACAACTGGAATGCCGAAGGCGAATGGTGTTACTCCACCTGGGGCACCGTCTGGTGCTGCTGGATTTCCGCGAAGAATGCTAGAAGCGATATCTTCTGGAGTTGCACTAATGTTTGTCAAGTTGTACAAGTAGTCCTGAACCAAGTTGCTTCCGGTGAAGAAGCGCAACTGGTTACGACGTTGCTTGTACTTGCGTGGCATTTCCTTGAGGGCGCTGTTGAATGTGGCCTTGCTAATTGTATCGCCGCCAGCATCAACAACAAATCCTCCGTTCAGGGCCAACTTACGGAAGCCATTAAATGCCTTGAGTAAGTTGTTGCTGGACAGGGCTGTATCGCCATTGAGGGCCAAGTCTTCAATGTCATTGCCTGCTTGTGTTGCCATCAAACGGGCGATATGATCTTCAAGATCTGCACCTTCAATATTGTCCTCAAGTGACTCGCTTGAGAGTTCCCAGTCTAGACGGAGTTTCTTTGTTGTAAGAGATACCTTTGTGAAGGTTGCTCCACGATCAGTTTGGCCAGTAGTTGCACCTTCTGTTGCGAGAACCATCAGTCTCTCACCAACACCCACCTTATCAATCTCTGTTGTGTCTGCACGCATACGAATTGTACGAGCAGCGCGTGTCAGGATTGTTGCGTCAAACATGTAGTCAATGAAACGGTTTGATTGCTCTGGCTTTAAAAGGCCACCACCGCCTGCACCAACTTCAGTTGTGTCGATTACTTTTTGTAAAAGTTCATTGCTCATTTTGCTTTTCACCTACCTTTCGAATTTTTGTTTATAGGTCACGAACGCCGAGGAAAGAGCCGGACCAAATACCTTTTCTTATTGTTTTTTCTTCCTTTGATCCTTCCAGATCGCGGGACTTCTTAACAGCAGTTTCATTCTCCACCAGATCGACTCTTTTTTCGATTGTGTCAATGGCACTTTTGATGCTCTCAACTGCTTTGCTGAGTGAATCGTGCTTATCAGCCAATTCTGTAATGCGAGCGTCGATAGTCTTGCTCAGTTCTTCAACTGTAGTCTTTGTATCTTCTGCGCTCTTTGTTAAATTATCTCCGAAGAAAGTTTTGAGGTCGTCCAACATTTTCACAAAGTCGGGTTCTTCAACCTCAACATCGGAGACTGCAGCCTTCTCTATTTCAGTTTCTTCCAAAGCCTTTTCAACGTCTACTTCTTCAGTTTCTTCTACAGACTCTTCATTGGACACACCTTCTTCTGCAACCTCTGCAGAAGCATCTAATGCTCCACCAATAACTCTGCTCTTCTCTACATTCTCTTCTGTTTCAACGTCTTCATTCTTTTCAATTTCCATGTTTTCTACTGCACCTCCTTCAATATTGGTTTCATCTTCTGCCTGCTTTGCTACTGTTGGTTCAGGCAAGTCTTCAATTTTTCTTAGAGTACTCATTTTATGTCCTGCGCGAGTGTCAGTAGGCTCCCAGCCATTGGATGATTTTCTGTAAACTCTAATAAGTACTGCAGGATCATCTTCTTCTGCATTTATGGTGAAATCTGAGTCAGGAACATTGATAGATCCAGAAGTTGCTATTCTTTCAATCTTTCCTCTTGCTGTTCCGCCACTTGAATTCCAAGAAACGAAGTCTCCGACCTTTACAGATCCAGGAGAAGCCTTCTTAATATGTCTATCGACAGCCTTGCCAATCTCTTCATTCTTTGAAACGTCATTGGACTCTACCCAACCAATGTTTGTCATGTCTGAATTACAAACTAAACATGTTGAGGAATCATTATCTTTTGCTACTGCTATTTGATCTGACTCGCACCAGAAAATATTATCCATTTTAATCTCTGTGGCAATTCCTGTTGCTACAATTCGATCATCTACTTTTTGAATAGAAAACACATTAGCAAGTTGGTTGGCTGGACTATCTACTAATGACAATTCTACTAGTTCGTATTCTTTAATGACACGAACCATATCGTCACCCTTTTGGACACTATCTACCTTTGTAATGTTTCCTCCGATAGAGAATCCAGAAAGTGTTCCATCAACAACCTTTTCCCAGGTATCTTGGGCACCTTTAGATACATATGTGTCTACAAAGACACCACGATATGTTTGTCCAGTTGACTTGTCGTAGAATTGCTCTTCACGGAAGTTAGTTACTTTGCCTACAGCAATTGGCTGATGCATTTCTCTTAAATTGCCACGGAATGTCTCAAAGGCTTTTATGGATGCCTCTGCGTCTACAATATCATTGTGTCTATCTACATTGTCTAGCGTGGCAAAGCCGGAGACAATTCTGCGCTCCTCGTCAACTTTAAAGAACGGAACAGACAGACTTATTCTGTCGCCGTCACTATGCCAATAAGACTTATTAATTTCCATCTCAAGTAAATGTTATCAAGTATTTAAAATAATACAAAAATTTTTCCACAATTATTCCACAACTCTGCCGTCACCCTGTGGATTTCTTGCTTCTCCACTAGAGTCTGGTGAGTTATTTTGTCTTTCTTGATCTCTGGATCTATTTCTTGTATTTTGAGCATTTTGTTCTGCTCTAGCCTGAGCATTTAGAACTATTGGGGTGTCTCCACCATCTAATGCTGGCATACCCTTACGAGATCTTACTTCATTAGGAACAATAACTTGCATTCTGAGGTATCTTTCATCAATCTTTGATTGAGTATCCTCATCTGTAAGAGTAAGTTCATTGAACTTTAGCGTGAACATATCGGTAAATTCTTTAACAATCTTGTTAATCTTCTTTTGGAAGTAATCTTGTGTTGGTCTAGTTACCTGTTCTTTAAAGTTTTTATCAGCATCCCTAGCAGCCGCCAGGGAGACTCCCTGACCCATAGAAACCTTAGTTACTGGAACTCTGTGAGCCATAAGAATTTCATCACGGTTCTCAAGGCGGTAATTTCTAAATGATGAATCTTGTATCCCAGCCTCTACTGGCTCCATCTTAAATTCTACCTTAGACTGCCCATCGTCTGCTGGAAGGGGGATGTATAGTGATCTGTGATTCTTTCCCTTTAGTCCTGTCTGGAAAAACTCTAGAAGTTTTCTTTGTGAATCATCAGACAGTTTTGCTCCCTTTACTACAACAATATATCTAGGAACAGCCTTGTTTTCAAAGTAATCCAAGTTGAACTTAGAAGCAAACTCGTCGCCAGCCAACGCTGATAGGGCTGGGATAATGTCTGGAACTCCATAGTAGTTATTTGTAGGAGTGTACTTCTTGAAGTGTATTACCTCGTTCGGCCTAGAATCATTTCCAACTGGATCTGGAGTTTCTGTATCTCCATAGTTTCTAAAGAATACGATTTTATTGTTGACTATTTGAATGAATCCGTCCCTGTTTCTACGAACTCTCATATTTGATGATGGAATTTGTCCTAAGTAGCCTATAGTTCCATCTACTTTTCTTCCTATTTCTAGGTATGCATTTCCTGTTGCTTCATAGTCAACATCAATTTTTTTCATAGTCTCAGTAAAACTCTCATCTTCATTTAGAGAGTCAAGAACCTCGTACATCCTAGTTTTTGATCTAGAAATTTTTCTTCTTAAAAAGTTTAGTTTACTAGTATCATCATCATCAATTTCTTCTAACTTTTCTTTAGTGTCAGAGGTTTCAATAAAATCATAGCCAAGGCCCACGGTATTTGATACTTTGGCATCGACTGCGGCATGGTGGGGTGAAGAAATTTCATAAACTTTTGCAAGGTAGTCCATGTTATAGGGAGGCTCTACAACCTCAAACATAGCATATCCAGTTACATCTGGATCTTCAATCTTCTTAGATCTAGTTCCAGAAACTCCTTGATGATATTTCTGTAATTGCCTAGTATTCTTTCTTTTAAATGAAGGAGATAGGCCGTCATATTTATTTATTACTTCAACGCTCTCAAGGAACGGGTCTGAGTGTGAATCTGATGAGTAATGGAAAAAATCATTAGATGATACAACGTGTACTTCAGAAGATGAATCTTCTACATACTCTGTCATTTTAGCCTCTTTTGCATGGACATTAATTCATCCCTCGCTGCGCCGTAATCAAGTTCGTCTGGGATAAGTCCCCACTCCATTCTTTGTTTCTGATACTCATATTCTTCATCTGTAACTCTTCTATGGCCTGACCAAAATACGGCGCGGCCCTCATGAATTCCAAAGGACTTAACTGTGTCTACTAGTAATTTTATTTTTTCCCTATCGTTCTTCTTTGCTGGGATATTTAAAAAGTTTTTTTGGTCATCTGCCACTAAAGATCCGTCTGGCATTTCCCATAAGTATAGACCGTAATCAGTTTCTTCAACCTCTGTAATTCTAGTTCTCTTCATATTAATATGATACCATTTTTCACTCTTAAATAACAAAATACGTCAATAATTGAGACATATTAGTTCGCTAGATCGATTTCTTCCCACGAAGATGTGACAAATTTGACCTTTGGAAGATCAATCATTTCAAAGTAGTCGCTATTTCTATAGTATGTTTGAGTACCCGCAGGCTCATCATTTACATTAATAGATCCTCCAGAAATTGATCTAGATACCCTTCCTATTAGATCTTGGTACTTGTCTGATGCAAACGTTGCGTAATTCATATTTATTTCTTCATAGATACAAATTTTACCTATAGATCCATTAATCATATTCGCAGAAGACTTGTTACTTCCTAAGTGAATATTGTTGCTATTTAATGAAGGAAGTACGGCTATTATGTGATAGATTTCTCCTACAGAAATTTCGTATAGGGATGGTGTAGTTCTTAATTGTCCATCTATGTATAGATCATATGTTCCATACTTATTTAACCCCGCCGCTGAGTAGGAAAGACCTATAGATGTTGCTCCAGATATATCAAATATATTATAAACTTCTGATCTATTTGGATACTTGGTAATTTTAAAGATAAATTCAATAATTTTATAATCTGATGTATTCTTAATTATTCTACACCCAGATGATATTCCTCTAGTAAATTTTACCCCTATGTTTGAGTCATGTGCTAGCACGTTTGTCTCTCTACTCTTTATAATATATGGGCTATCTACATAATTAGAACTTATATCCACATTTGGGGTCAGCACAAAGTTAGAGAGTGATGAAATAACTTCATTTGAATTAAATGAAGAAGCGTATAAATTGTTAATTATAGGATTATCTAAGTATGCATCTTCAGTAGTCACTTCTGCATATATTTTTATAGACTCTGGATTTTCGTAATTATTGTTTGGAATATTAGAAGGCTCGTAGATAATCTCATCATTTATAAAAAGGTATGGCTTGCTAGCATCATTAAAGGTAACTATGCTGTTGTTAGATGTATCCAGGCTGGTAGCAGTATATTCTATCCTACCCTTTTGAGATACATTTAAATTTCCATTAAATCTAAGCATATATAATTCTGGAGAATACCAATCTATATTATTAAACGTTGTTAGTGGATCTACTCCAAAGTTTCTAATTCTGTCTGGGAACGCATCATCAGATGAGGGGAAGTTTCCCAAAACTATCTGCGTATACGTTTGTATGTTAGGAATGCTTATATCATTAAACTCTTGTGATCCGATTTTTACAGACATTGATAATTCTGTAAAATTAAACGCAAGGTTATACTGACCTGATACCAGGGTGTTAGACTCAAATAGTAGGTCTGGAGATGTGTCTCCAAAGTCGTTAAGAACAACTCCTACTATCTTATTAGACTGCTTTTTAATTGATATTGCATAGGCATTAGTTACTGGTGTTATTGTAAGTAAAGTCCCATCGCCAGATGTAGAGTCTAACTGAATTTGCATTTTTATTGTAGATGAATATGGGTTAAAGTATTTATCAACATTATCTATGTTTATAAAATAATCACCAGATAGTAGAACTCCATTAGAGTTTAAAGAATAGGACCCGCCGTATAGTCCAGATGAAATAACTGCAGGCTTTACTGATGGCATATAGAATCCATTATTTGTGTATAAAAGATTCTGTGAGGTTACTTGATCTGTTTTTGCCAATTCTAAAATATCTACCTCTTTGGTAGCGTAAATAGAATTGTAATCTGTATTTATTCTATCTCCAGAGAACTTAATTGAAAGAGAATCTGAAAAATCTTGGGTAGCATAATTGATTCTTTTTATTATTTTATCTCTAGGCATCGCAAACGGATATAGGGCTATGGAAGATATAAAAAGTGGATCGCTATCATCAGAAAGTTCGTCCCAGACAACTGAGTAGTCTGACTTTTCTAGAAGGCAAGCATCTACTAAAAATATTTGTCCTGCTGTTCCAGAAACAGAACTTACAACATAGACCTCTATATAATTTTCATTGTATCCAGGGGTGAATGAAAGAGATAGTTCTTGCCATGAGTCTGCACTAGATATTACTACTTGATCTTCATAGTTATTTATTACAGATCCTCCTGAAACATCTTCGTATGTTTTACATATCAACTTCAAGGTAGTGCTTTCTTGACCAGAAGGAATTTTAACTTGAGTTGATAATTGATACTTATTATATTTTTTAACTGGCAATCTATCTATAATCTTTACCCCAGAGTTTGAACTTGCAGACCTAGAAATACTTAAACTTTTATCTCCAGAAAATGAATCTGTAGAAACACTAGATATAGTCGTTCCTGATCCATGTAGTTCCCATCCTGTCGTCCCATCCTCAAAGGATGGGTTGAAAATTAAATTTCTTGGGCTGGAGCATGGGCCAAACACCACAGATGGTATAAGTGTAGTATTTATTATGTCATCAAACCTAAAGTCTTCATCTAGTGAAACAGATACAGGATCTCTATCATCTAAATAAAGATCTATCTTTCTGTTTAAATATGAAATGGCAACATAGTGTTGTTTTTCCCAGTCTACTACCTGTATGCTTGCACTCTTCCCGCCTGATTCTATAAATATTCTATCTCTTTCAATGTAGCAGTTTAGGAATGTTCCTATCTTCAAAAGTGTATGTCTGTAGGATGGCGGCTGTTCTATAGCAAACCACATTTCAATGGTCGCGTCTTTATTCTCTGTGCCAGATATAAACAATTTATAGTTGTTATTCAAATTCGGGGAAACTTGCTCAGTCAGTTTTACACAACTATCTGTACCAAATATTATGGGCTTAATATTTTTATGATCGTACTCAAATATATTTATATTATTGGTGGATACCCTATCTTCTATTTGATATACGCTACCCTCATAGAACTGAACGCCATCTACTAAAATTTCATCACCGATAGATCCTGAACCACTAGTAGCAATACCCCAAGATACAAAGTAGTCGTTATCGTTAGGCGTAAATATTAAGTCGGTATGGTATATGGTTGTCCATGAGTCACTAGATAGTTGAAATTCATTAGAGTATCTTACTGCCTCTGACAATGTAGATCCGCTTTGGGTAGTAAAATATTCAATTCTTATTGAAGCATTTCTGGTTCCCTGCGCCCTTTTTACTCTAGCAAGCATCGTATATCTTTTACCAGGAGTTACTTGAATGCGAGATCCAGAAGAAATTCTAACCTCTCCGTGCTGACTTGCTGAATTTGCTGTCAGTTTTAATGATGCAGATCCAACATATGAGTCAGAGGTAACTCTTGATATTGAAGTATTAGAGTCTACCGCAGACCAGCCAGAAGTAGAAGTTTCTATAGAATACTGATTCTGTGTTAATAGGTTCTCTACGCCAAAATCTGGGGATTCCCAATATCCTAATGGCTTATCTGCTAGAACTAATTGAGAGTAGGACATATGTTAATTATATCTTATTTGCTGGATAATCCTGTGTTTTCTAAGACACCTAGGTTTTTAAAAAATCTTTCTGAGTCAAATCTTTGGTTATCCTTAGAAAAAATTCTACCAATTTGTAAGGCTAGTTCCTCATATATTCTTATATCTAAATGATTTTTTAGATTTTTTAGTACATCTGATACTTCAATATATACAGACCTCATAAAAACTGGATCTATTCCTGGTGGCCTTTTTATTATTTTTTCAGACATTTTACCAGATGGCTCATATAAAGTTACTTTTAGAAAATTCTTTGCGAATCCCCAATCTAAATATGAATCATATACTCTTACTGCATCTATTGCGTTATCATAAGATATTATAGATCTAGGAGGGTTTTCTCCATCCCTTGAAATAGATATTATATAATGGCTTACGCTTCTTTCTTGAACACCATTTATATATTCTTTTAATATTCTTTCATTCTCTGGGTTAAGTTGTCCCCATTCATCTCGTATATTAATATTCATTAAATATCTTTTTTCTTATATGCCTGAACATGCTCTGGATTAAATGGATCGTATCCATCTACAAATATGAACGCTGTAGATATGTATTTATATCCAGACTTTACTGGATGTGATTGATGTAAGTATGGATGGGTGGAGGGGAATATCAGCGCTGATCCGGCCTTTGGTTTAATCCAGAAGTCCAGGTTGGGATCATCTAAATCAGTACCTGGCCTATTCTTTCCTTCTCTATCGATCATAAAGGAAATCTCTCCACCTTCATGATCTTCATTAAAATATAAAACTATAGAATACAGAAGATTCATATCTCCATCTTGAGTGTCATGATGCACACCTAGCCCACCTCCTGGCGGATACTTGCACATGTCTAAAGATGGAGAAACATTTGGTTCAATATCTAGACCCTTATCTATTACAAACTGCTTGGCTATTCTTTCTATTGTACCTCTCATATTTTCTATTATTTCTTTTGCCAGCAAGCGGTTATCTCCAGTAGAGGAATCTCTTTTGTCAAAAAATAGATCCTTTCTTTCTCTATGGCATGAGTCCTGCTTCCACATTGAAATAGATTGATGAATTTGCTCATCTCCGTTTATTCTTTCTAAATCATCTATGACCTTCTGTGGATCTTCAATTACATTAGTGTAATAGAAAATATTATCATAATAAATTTTTTCTAAATTCACTTACCCCAACTCCTCTATTTTATATTTTTCACCGTTTTCAGAAATTTTATAGCCTTCTTCTAAAAGAGTTTGCCATTCTTTTTTTTGAACACTCTGCTTTTCTCTAATACTCTTCATCTCTTCTTGCCATTGTTTTTTTAGTTCCTCTGGGTATGCAATTTCATCCCTATCGTCCCAAAATGATCCTATGGTATATCTAGTACCACTTTTTATTAAAGTAACCTCATGGATGTTTTTGAATCCTCCTGAAAAACAGGCAAGCATTCCTTTCTTGGGATATATCTCTATATCTTTATTTGTAAACTTTAAGGTTCCACCTACAAAATCGTCATTCAGATACAAGAACGCTGCGTATCTACTTCTTTCAAATGGGCTTGGATTTCCTTCAAGGTCGGTATTATCTGAGTGTGGTCTAGCGTATGCACCTGGCTCCCACTTTTGACTATGAAATCCAATCTTGAATATTGAACTTTTATCTAATCCGTGAATAGATGCTACACACTCAATAAATCTATCTTCAAGTTCCGAAAAGAAATTATTTTTTAAACCAAATTCTTCTATCTCTTCATCAGTATCTCTTGGAGTTACAGAAGAATATGACTCATAAAAAGATATTGGCGTCCATTCAAGTTTTCCGTTTTTTGCTTGCTTATCTAGAATTTTTATTACTTTGTCGCATTCTTCTTCTGTAATAAAATCTTCAAATACAAGTATGTCCTCTGTAATCTTTTTTTCTATCATGGTTGCCTCCTTCCAGTATGTTTTTTTATTGTCCAAAAAAATGGGACGGTATATCTAATTCCTGATTTTATTTCGCCAACTCCATGAATATAGTTCATGTCTCCTGGAAAGAAATATGCAGATCCAGACTTTGGCTTGAACTGAATTCCTTGGTTTGGAAAATACAATTCTCCGCCCTCGTAATCATCATTAATATAGAAAAGCCCTGCAATATCATACCATGGGAAGTCATTTGGTTGGCCTGCATCTGGACCAGAATGTAATTCTTTATCCGCGTGCGGCATTTGAAATTGACCAGGAAGCCATCTTACCATGGCAGGGCTAGTCGGAGCGGCATCTACTGAGAAATATGAATCTACTTCAATCTTAAGCCTAGCGACCATACCTTCAATAGTATCTATTATTGATGCGTCTATTTTAGATATATTTGGATATGTAATTACCCTATCTGCCCAGTAATCAGAATCATAGATTACTGTACCATTTTCATTATAGTGTGTTTCTGTAACATCCCAAATTTTATTGTTTCTAATAAAATTATTTAATTTATTTAGTTCATCTTCTCTGATAAAGTTATCCAGAGAAACAATATTTTCTGGCGAATTTCCAAAAAATCCTGATGGGGTTATAGATTGTGGATGCATTACAAGTACTTTCTTCTAGACCAAACTTCGTTCAAGTACACTCCGCCATTAGGGACTCGAAATTTGGTGAGATTTACCATATTATCATTAAACATCACTAGTTCATCAGGATATTCATATTCTTTTTCCCAATCGTCCCTCTTGAATGGAAGTAGTTGCAGATATGGAGTTCCTTGTGGAATAGTTCCTTCCCAGCCATCTTTAATAAAAAATGGAACTGTGCCTGATAAATTAACTTTATCATTATCTACGATTCCTGTAGTGTTCAAGAACGGGAGATCAAATCTATTAAATGGTTGTGACCACAACACACTATATCCGTCTGGAGTTTTAATTCCCCAATCGGGCCACCAAGCAAAATGCTCTTTTCTGTACCCGTCTGGCTGCATGAAATCAGGCATCTCACTACGCTTTTGAACAAACTCCGCGTACCTGGGGTGTATTTTAACATCTAAAACATTATTAGAGTAATAAAACGTTATGTCACATGGAGTCTCTAATACATATCCAGTTCCAAGAATGTCGTAAATGGCGGGGCAAGATTTCCATGCTGGAACTTTGCCTCCGTCTTGACCAATTATTTCTACTCCATCATTATTTTTTAAGTATCTACTAGCATTTCTATACCACTCAGGAATATTTTTTATAGCAGGAGAAGGCTTTGTTTTAGTGCTTTTATTAAGCCATGGCCTATTTGCGATAAATTTAATTTTCATTTGTAATCCTAATCAATATTTTTTTTGCCTCATGTTCTCCATAGGTGTTTCCGTTATGATCTACTGCATTACGATAAAAATGAGTCCATTCACCTTTAGAATTAAGTTCCTGAGATGCTTCCCCTCTTTTCTGTATTCTTTTGTTCCACTCTTGATCAGACATAAAGTTAGGAACTTTATCAATTAGAGAAACTTCTAAATCATTTAATTGCTTTAAAGATATAGGAAGAATTGAGGCAACTATTGTTCCTGCTGGAATTGTTATTAGTTCATTTGGCTTGGTCACCATCAATGCAATAGGGAGTGGCCCTATAATTGCTGAAGTACTTATAATTGTACTAATACATTGAATGCCTTCTAAAAATACGTTTGGCGGTGGCATTGTAAGTATAGAAATATTTTTTTCTGGAGAGAAAAAAAGTCCAGTATCTAGGCTCACCGTTCTATTTCCTCTTTTAGAGTGTGCAAAGTTATCGCCATTTATTATTTTTATGTGCTGTTCTGAAGAACTATTAACGCCGTCCCATATAAAAGATAAGTCCTCTTTAAGTGAAATACCAAGTCCTGCTCTATTGGCTAGAGACATTGGAAAGCAATGATAGGCATGTCTGTCGAATGTAATGTCCATCCAGTCTCTATTCATTGGAAGTTGGTCCAGCACCACTATAGAGTTAGGATCTTTATAAACATTAATATTCATTACGAACCAGTTTCTTGGTAAAATTCTGGTCGATGATATTTATCTGAATAATCAAGCATGGTAACTATAGAATACTTTGTTCCTGACTTTACTGGCATAGCAGTATGTGGATACATAAAGTTTGATGGGAATACAAACAAGTCTCCCGCCCGTGGCTTTACAGTAAGTTCTTGAATACTAAAACTTAATTCTCCACCCTCATAATTATCATTTGGATATCCTACTAAAGAGACTACACAATTATAGGAAAATCCATGATCGTGATGCTCTCTAAAGTGCTGCCCTGGACCGTACTTTACAAAGTTCATCGCCTCCCAGTATCTCAATTCTCCTATATTGAAATACTTACAGTATGCTTGGGCTGCTGGAAAGGCTCTTCTATAAACTGAGTCCCATAGTTTTTTTAGAACAGTTCCTGACAGAGACTTATCGTTTTCAATATCACTTCTTTTATATTTAAAGTCAAAGCAGTCCCTGTAGTCGGGTACCTTCATTCCATATCCAACCATTGCTTCCATAAAATCATATTGATTAGATTTATCTTGAATAACATCTTCAAGCATATCTATAGATTTAGTAGGAATAAGATCTCTAAATACGAAAATACCTGGCCCAAGTTCCTCTACTGACGACCAAGTTTGTTCTTCTATAGTACAGAAGTTTTCTATTTTTTTTGCTATATCTTCAATGCTATTCACTAATATACCAACCTTTGATCTTGTTCTCTATAAGGATAATATCGTAGATTGCCACGGGAGTTATAATCAGTCATCACTACTACTGAGTATTTTGTGCCAGATATCATTGGCTTAGAGGCATGTTCATATATGAATGTTGACGGAAACATTACAACATCCCCTTGTTTTGGCTTAATTGTTAAATCAAATCTCGGGAAATAAAGTTCTCCGCCCTCGTAATCATCATTTAAATATGCAACAATTGAAACTGTAGTAACATATGCTGGACCATGATCAGCATGAATATTAAAGTGGTGTCCAGGGCTTTCATATTTAACAAAGTTAAATACTTCAAAGTAGTTTACGCCTACGCCCCAATATGCTCCATAATCTTGTGAGCATTGGTAGATACTTCTGAATACTGACTCATGCATATCGTAAAAGATATGATTATTTTCATCTCTATCTCCCAGATTATTTTGACCAATTTTAAAGTCTAGGCAATATCTTGCCTCTAATAGAGGTTCATTTGACTCTGTTACAATGGCTGGCTGCCAATTGTACTTCATTGACGTACCTAGATTTTTTTCTAAAGTGTTTATCGCATAAGAGCATGTATCTTTTGGTATGGCCTGGTTATATACATTAATTCCTAGGGCTGGGTTAGTTACTAAAATATTACCCAGATTTTTTTCTGGCATTCTGTAGGCATGAGTTTCTTCCCGATTTTTATTAAGCCAATCGTTCATAAGTTTCTTTCTTATAATTATTCAAAGTAGCCGATGGTGCCTTGTACGACATAGAAATTATTTGGGCTACTCACTATATTGTACATTATTGAATAGACCTCTTCAAGTTCTATGTTATTAATTTCTACAAATTCTGATTTTTCATAATTAAACAACTTATATGTTTTGTCTATTTCAGTAGGTTTTTTAAATGAAACTACTCCTTCATTCTCTACTAAAATATTTAGATTATCAGGGTATACTTCTCCGTCGATATATACAAAATTTTGAGTTTCGGAGTAGGAAGAAATACTACTTATTTCAGTATTTACCTGATCTCCAATATTTATATTGTTAGTACCCAATCCATCTATATTTACTGAAACTAGATAATCATTTTCAGTCAAATACTTAGCCTCTAAGTATCCATAATCAGATGTAAGAATCATTACTTTAGAATCATCTCTTAATTGATTAGATGGCGCTGTCTTAGACGGTGGTGGTGGTGGGAATGATGGGAAAAATGGTGGAAAGAATGGGAAGAACGGTGGGAAGAATGGAAAAAATGGCGGGAAGAATGGAAAGAATGGTGGGAAGAATGGAAAGAATGGAAAGAATGGTGGAAAGAATGGTGGGGGTGCTGATGTTGTAGCGCTTGCCGTACCAGACCTAATGCCTCCTGCACCAATAGCATTAACTGTTATAGTATATGCAGTACTTCCAGTAAGACCAGTAACATTAACTGTAGCACCACTAAAAGAAACAGTTCCTCCTGCTGGAGAAGTGCTTCCTGTATATTGCCATCTTGCATCATAATTACTAATATTAAATGTTAAAGTATTAAACGTGGTGGCTGTATTAGAAAATACAGGAATTGGTGGAGCCATTGGTTTATGAATTCCTGGAATTCTACCATGTCCAGAAAATTTTGAAACAAATGCCATTATGCAAACCTTGCTAGACTTCCAAGTACCACAAATGTATTATTCGCTGTCTTTAAAATGGTAAAAGTATAAATATCTATGCTACTGGCATTACCCGCCGCTGGAACTAAGCCATCTGCCCATCTAGGAGTAATACCTACTCCATCTATCTGGAAAGCGGTTGCTCTAAATGGAGTAGCACCATTTGTTACCAATATTGTTGCTGTAATAACTTGATTATTTGCCATATGGCTATTTAGAAGTACTCCTGCATCTCCTCTAAAATTAAATGTCCAGTTTGCAGTAGCATTGCCAGTATAATAATGAATTCCTGATGTTACTAAATCAATATTTGCAGTAGAAGGTATAGCAGAGGCAATTACATTAGAATTTTCTAAAACCTCGTTAGTAACTAGTGTTGCTCCAGCACTTACTGTTCCTGTAAAAGTAGGATTTGCTAGAGTTGCATATGTTGATTGTGCTGTTGAAGATTTTAGATAACCTTGATTCACCACAAACACGGTGTTTGCAATTTGGGTAGTGCTGGTATCTATTGGAGCGGTAGGTGCAGTAGGAACTCCAGTAAATGCTGGGGAATCTGCACTAATTTTTGAATCTACCTGTTCTGATAAATCTGCAATAGTTTCACTTAACAATGTTGTAGTAGTTGTAATGTTCCTAATATCAACATCATCTAACCTAATTCTATTAATAGGCATTTTATTACCCCTTCTTTATGCCTGAGCCTCTGTCCAGGAAATTCTAGCAGCGATATTTGATGCGGTAGCAGCAGAAATGTTTCTTGCTGTGATAAGAAGAACGTCTGGGCCTACTGGGAAGCCAGGATTTAATGTACCCGCCTGCCCATCACCGCTAATAATTGATGTTCCTAGATCTCTTGCTCTTGATAGATCGTATGTAGTAGATGAGTAGTTTGCGCCACCACCATTCTCTGCATAGAAGGCAAACACTCTGTCTCCACCAGTAAATGCTCCTGTAGCAGTTGCTGCTGTTGCATTATATGTTGCGGTGCCGTCAAAATATACAACCTGTGCTAGTGATCCAGATCCTACCGATACAGAATCCCAGTTAGTTGGGAAAGTAAGAGAACCACCAGTAATTGTTTGTGGATTAAGAATTCCTTCAATAAGGAACAGACCTTGAGATGAAACCTCCATGCTGTTGAGGGTCAACTGCATTCGGTTAACAATCTCTCTAATTCCGAAATTCTTTCCAATTCCAGAATCTGCTGATGGGGCAATTCTAATGGCAAGGAGTGGTCTTTGTGCGCCTGCGGCCACGGTCATAAACCTATTCATACCAGCGGTGAAAATAATAGACTTGTCATCATCATAACGACCATCCATGATCACAGATACACCCCAATGGCTTACAACTGGAGCGCAATCGCTGTATACATAACTTACAGAAACCTGACCATTTGCTCCCACTCCACCTAATGATGAATCAGGTGTAAATGTTACGCTAGAAGAAGTTCCACCTAGGGTATATGCTGTAGAAGAGAATGATCCAGCAGGATTAACTCCAGCATATGTCCAGGATGTTCTTCTTGATAGTCCTGATATTGGATATCCGCGAGCAGAAGAATTATATGATCCAATGTTTGTATACCTAATCATTTCACAATTTACATTGTCTTTTACTAGAACCCAGCCACTTGAGGGCCAGTTGACAGCATCTTCAACATAAAAAGTTCCATCTGATGAGCCGAAAGCGCTACCTCTAGCAATTGAGGCTCCTGCTGTTAGTCTGGTGGTTGGACCATAATTAATTGCCTCAAACCTACCTGGGAGGTTTCCAGAACGCATGTATGCAGAAGTATTAACGTTGTTATTTGGCATCTTGTGGCAGTAAACAATGTCTCCATTAGGACCACGGAATCCAAATCTAATATGTCCTGCTCCGTACCATGTGTAGTCGATATAGGCCATCTGCATCTTAGAAAAGTCCATGTTGTACCCAGATGGACCATTTCCATCCATAGTGTCCATATTCCATGCAGATTGAGGAATTCTAAATGTTTGTGTCTTTAGGTATCTACAATTTGTTCTTGTTGCTCCACGATAGGCGGGTGCTACTGTCAGAGATGTGTCAGAAGTAATGCTAGTAATGAGATAACTTTGTCCCTTAATTACTACATATTCTCCTACAACCAACTGATCTAAAAATCTTGTGTTCGTTCCAGAAACTGTGCTTGAGCCATTTGTAACACTTACTCTTCCAAACAGTTCTTTTACAGAATCTCTTCTACACGCATATACTGTTTGACCATCATATTCAAAAAAGAATCCATTCTGATCATCGTATAGACCCGCTCTTACTGAGGAGCCCTTCCAGGATACAGCGGTAACGAATACGTTTGTTCCTCCTGGTGTTGTATCAGTTGGAATAGATGCTGTTGTATAAGTAAATGACTTAGGTCCAGTTACACTACTTACTAAAGCAGTAATATTATACTTATCGCTATCTGCGTTACCAGCAGAAGAAACAACGCCTTCCACCTTAATAGAAGTATCTATCTGTAAATTATGGTCTTGAATAGTGCTTACAGTAACAGTATTTCCGCTAGCAGAAATAGTATCAATATCGAAGGTTGGGGTAAACTTTACGCCAGTAGAATACTGAACACCTTTTCCTGACTGATATCTAAAGTATCTTCTTGTTTGTCTGATCATTTGAGATCCATTTGATGGACCTCCTGTGGTAATTAGAACACCGCCGTCAAGGGCTCTGTGCTGCTGATACCCATCTGGCCTAACGTACAAAAATGCGGTGGCAAAGTTAGTTCCTGAGGAAAGAGTTCCTGTTGGTGCTGCTGCAACGGTAAATGAAAAGGTAGTTGGGGTCGCAACTGTCTGTACAACCCAGTTTCCATTAGGCGGGTTAGTGCTAGCACTTATTCCTCTAACTAAAATAGGAGACCCAGGAACTAGTCCATGTGCTGATGCTGTAGTTACAGTAACAGTTGTCCCAGAATACACCATGGCTGTTGATGATACTGCTAATGGGATTCTTGCACCATCAAAGATGCCTCCTCCATAAATTGTAGTATATGTAGAGTCTTGTACTGATCCATTGACTACTCCAAACGCTGTGTATGTAAACGTAGTTGTTGATCCAACCGTATCTACTAAGAATGTTCCGTCAGTAAATGTACTTGTTGAGTCTTGAACAACTACAACATCTCCAACTGATAGACCATGTGCTGTATTAGTTGTTACTGTAATTGTAGACCGTGGGCTTTGGTTTCCTCCAACAATTGATGCTACATCAAATGTGGTCGCACCAGTAGTGCGGGAATAGAATGATGGATAATTTGAACTTAGGCTAAGGCTCTCCCACTTTGATGGCTGTGGAGAGTACTCAAAATCTGTATCAATTAATGACTGTGGAGTTGAAACTCTGAATTTATCAACAGGATCTCTATATACCTCATCTGGTCTAAAAGTTTCTGCTGGCTCATCTATGAGAATCTGCAATTTATCTGCTGAAGACATACCAGCAGTATTGTAGTTAAGGACAATAGTGGTTGTGCCGCTAGCAGCAGAGTATACAAGCGTATCTCTATCTAATGTTGCACCCTGGCGCGTATTTGTTGATACTGCTGAATATGATGTAGCAGTAAGCGCAGGATCGGAGAAGTTATAAATAACTTGGTTTCTGCTAACATTTGTGATAAGAGTAAGATGTTCCTGTCTGATATAACGATTTACGACAATCGTTCTTGTAGATGGAGTGAATGTGTAATCCTCTACAACTATTCTTCTAGCCATTAATTAATCTCCTAAGTATATGTCTATTGCCTTGAATGGATAAATAGGTGGTCTTGCCTGTAAATCCACTCCCGGAAACAATCGTGCTTCAAAGTATGATCCTGGTTCTGGTGGTTCTGGTAATACTATATATCCATCATCATCTATAAAGTATCCAAATGAAGCCAATCCAGATAGCCAGGTCGTGCTTGGCTTTTCTGCAACTATCTGAATTATACCATTGATATTTAATAAAAGCCTAAGTGGATGATCTATTTCTAATGGAGTTCCTAGATATGTTGGTTGGAATCTTGTAGTCTTCCCGTCGAAGGTAAATGTATCAATTTGTGTTATTTCTAGTGCTTGTTGAACGAACTGGGTGGTGGCAATCTGAGTTGTGTTGGTTCCCTGCGTTGCAGTCGGCGCAGTAGGTGTTCCAGTAAATGTAGGGGAGTTTAAATCTGCCTTTGAGGATATGTCTAGCGTTCCCCATGAGGCAGTTGTTCCATTAGTAGTAAGATATTTTCCAGAATTGCCAGTTTGTGAAGGAAGACCCTCTACTGAAGACGTTGTTACTCCTGTAACCAAGCCTTTAGCATTTACGGTAATTACTGGGATGGCAGTAGATGATCCATATGTATTTGCAGAAACTCCAGAGTTAGCAAGTGTTACTGAGATAGATGTTGTGCCCGACCCAGAAGCATCACCTGAAATTGTTATAGATTGGTTACCCGTTAAGTATGTACTTGTGTCTAGCGTCCAAGAGTCCGCTCCAGTTCTTTTTAAGAACCCCGTCCCAGTAAGCCCAGAAATAGCAGTAAGATCTGCGTCAAGCGGCTGCTTCTGGGAAAGTGAAGTTGCTATGCTAGATGCAAAATTTGCATCATCTCCTAGTGCTGCGGCTAATTCATCTAAAGTATCTAGAGCGCCAGGAGCGCTATTGATAAGATTGCTTATTGCAGTACTTACAAACCCAGTTGTTGCAATCTGGGTGGTGTTAGTGCCAGCGCTTGCTGTCGGTGCTGCGGGAATTCCAGTAAAGGTTGGAGAGTTTATGTCTGCTTTACCAGAAATGTCTATAGTATTCCATGAGACCACGGCTCCATCTGTACTAAGAAATTTACCGGAATTTCCAGTTTGAGATGGATATGGGTTTATTTGGGCAGGAGAAAGAATGACCCATTGACTACCATCCCATACTCTTGCTACTTTTGCCATGATATAATTATAACCTAAAAATTGCTATTTTATAAATGGCTATCTCCCACATGCACATCCAGAACCGTGCCCCAACAGGTCTTTAGGCTGGTCACTCATCCAAGTAACTATAATATACTTTACTCCACTAGTAACTGGCTCTGCTGTATGCAGATAAGGGTAGTTTGATGGGAAAAGTACTAATGTAGGACTTTCTGGATCAATGGTGTAATTGAAGTGCTTAAATGTAGTCCCACCTCCTTCATATTCTCCAGGGTTTAGGTAAATAAGTCCAGAAACAGCCCTAGATAAACCTAGTCCATGGTCGGTGTGGTAGTTGTATTTATCGTATGACTCATACTTTAATAAATTAAGTCCCTCATCGCTGTATACGTCAATATCATAATAACTTGTGTACTTCTTTACACACTCGTACATGTATGGTCTAATTTCTTTTTGAGATATATCAATATGATCAATTCCAACAGAAAGGCTAGATCTTACATGTTTGAGTACCGCGCCAGTACCGACGCTGGAATCATTCCATGTCAAATTAGATTTATTTACTTTCTTAATAGTTTCTTTAGCAAGTTTTTCTGGAAATTCAAATTGAACCGCTCCTGGGAATATCTCTATAGACATTTTATCTCCTAAAGGTATTTCTTCTTTACTCTGTGCTTATTCTTATACTCTCCACCGACAGGCTTACCATCATTATCATATCTACTTAGGGCAAAATCGTAATGACCCTTGGAGTTATCTTGAACATGTAGTGAATTCGGCTCAACAACTGAATGTGTCCAATCATCTCTTTTAAAAGGAATAATCTGAACGATTGGAGTATTTTTCTTAATAACTCCTTCGTATCCCTTTAACATAAGAAATGGGAATTGTACTGCTAATGGGTGCATGTCTGTGTCCACTACTCCCGTCAAAGTAAGGAATGGTGATACTTGATTAAATGGGTGGGTAAATATGCAACTATACCCTGGTGGAGTCTTAATTACATATGGGCTAGTAAATTTATATGCGTATTCATTGTAGACCCCGCCAAGTTCTATGTCTCTGATCTGTTCCCACGGATGCATAGTGATAGGCTTAGAGTCACCATCTACCAATTTGGCGGGACACTTACATTCATGAGTGCCATCCTCGTCTATACTCCAGGTAGAATCATACTTAGTAACCAAGTAGTACCCTGTGGTGAATGCGTCAAGTATCGGTATACACTTTTTTACCGTGAAGTCCTTTTTTTCATTCTCATCTTCTGGGTAGAAGAATCTTCTAAGTGGAGGCATTTTTTGATACCATTTTGGTATTTCTTTAGTTGCTGGGATGGGCTCAACACAGCCCAGTCCAGGATTTTCTACTGGGATAAATTCTATATTCATTTCTTCTTCCATATTAGTTACTTATACTCTTTTTTTACCCAAATGTTATTTTTATACCAGCCCATTTTAACAGATCTACCCTTTTCTCCAAGGTAGTTGCTCCTTGCCATACTAAGTTCACTAACATGGGAAACCCAGGAACTTCTTTTTATAGGAATAATCTGTGCTATAGGTGTTCCTTTAAGAATCACTCCTTCAAAATCTTTTTGAAAGAAAAATGGGATGTTCCCTCCGGTCCACCACTCATCTGAATCAATAATTCCTGATGTAGTAAAAAATGGTAGGTCAAATCTATTCATTGGATGAGTCACAGCCAAACTCCATCCTCTAGGAAGTCTGACTCCCCATTGACCTTTAAAAACCATGTGATTTTCACAGTATCCGTTTGGCCTTGGCATGGTATGACCCATATCACCGATTCTCTCTTCTACCATATTTAGGTATATAGATTGTTTTTTTTCATACTGATCGGTATAGGGATTTTTTTCCACAGAATAGAATTCTTCTACTACATTAGAAGTTTTTATATAGATATCCTCCCAGAAACATATAAAATAACCTGAAATCATTGCATCTAAGAATGGCATACATGATTTCATGCCACCGATGATATTGTTATCTCCAGGCTTTGCAATTTTTGATGTTTCAGAAGATATAGCCATTTCACCAGCCCTATACCAATTTGGAACAGCACTTTTAGCAGAAATTGGAGGATCTATATTTTGGCGTGCGTAATGATCTGAAGGAACAAACCTAATTCTTTTTATCATTTGGGGATTACTACTTCTTCTCCGTCCACCTCAAGGTAGAATCCCTTACTTGAATCGTAGTTCCATGATTCAGTAACTTGAACATCTGTTATGTCTACAATTTGTGGACTTGATAAAAATACGGCTGCGCTTTGCTCATCAAATCTCATGACTCTCGCAACTTTACCATCAATTATAAATGCTAATACTTTTTCATTCATTACTTGACACCTCCTCTTCTTGTGAATCCCATTTTTTAAGTGGGCAACTTGCGGCTGCTAGTTTACTTTTTTGTTTCATAAAACATCCACATTTTTTGCATTGAAAGGTAGCCTTTAATAACTCAGGGCAATCCTTACACATTGAAATTCTTTCCATATAAATTTCGTTACTTACTCTGCCCATTTTTTTATTAAATAAGTCCCATGGACGAACATTTTTATCAGACATTATTAGAATCCTTTATAAACTTATCTGAGACTTCATCATAAATATCATAAATATTTACTTTATTAAAATTTTCTCCAATATCTACTACCTTAGGCTCACTAAGTAAAATATATCCAAGATGTTCCTCGCAATGAATTATATCTTCAACCACTCCATCAATTACTAGGGCTAGATGCATTGGTGCCTGGTTAGATCTAGTAAATTTTGGATTACTTTTGTAGTAGGTGCTATCAATACCAAATAGTTTTTTTAACAAAAATCTTTTGTAGGTGTCTCTTTTTTTCATTAACTTACTCCGAATTCATCTATACTTGAGCCTTGCTGGAAACTTGAAGTAGATTTTATTATACCATGCTGTGATGTTTTATTTGGGCTAGTTATAGACTGCACAACAGAGTTACCAATTTGAGATGTATAGTTAGTTGTAGAGAAAGACTGAATGGTTGCCTGGTTTCCTGACAAAATTGTCCTGAATGACTGAATAGCAGCACTAAATAAATTAGCACTTAATGTAGAAACAGTTCCCAGAAATGACCTTACTACTGAAATTCTATGTTCAGTAACACAATTACATGAAAAAGTAAAAAATGAATTACATACAACTGGATTAGTTGCTCCTGGAGAGCATTGTGGTGGATTAAAGTTGGGTTGTGGGCATACTATTGGATTTGAACTGATGCAATTACCAGGCGCTTCTTGGAGACAATACGGGGACCAAGTATTTATCGAGCCGTTACAACAAGACCCAGCGTTGCAACTCGGGGGATTAAATCCAGATGGCTGATGGCAGAATCCAAATGGGGGTGCTCTATTACCTGTATTTGCGCTATTAAACACTATACAGTTGCCTGGTGTTAAAGCAGCACAGCAAAAGGTGCCACTTGATCCGCAGTTTCCTGGCTGAAGCCAGGTGCATGTTGGTGGATTAAATTGATTGCAAGTTCCACCAGTAAAAGCATTACAGTTGGTGAAGAATGAATTACAATTGCCACCACTAAAAGAATTGCAGTTGGAGCATGTTTGACATGCCTGTGTTTGTGTATAAACAGACGCATACCAATTATTTGCATCTGTTACCCAGAATGCTGCTCCCATTCCTGGGTCCGCGCCAGAAATACTAACCGTTACATCTGTTTTTGTAAACTTTAGAGTAGCCAGAGCATTATCTCCAGCCGTACTTGAGGATGAGGCTTTATTGCTTACAATGCTCCATGCACCGCGCCAAACTTTCCACACCTGGCCTTTAATACTTCCTAAACCAGATTGATTGGCTTTATTAAATGTTTCAATTACAGAAACAAGTGCGGTCAGTACGGTTAATCCAAAGGAGCGTACTGAGGCAGAGGCTCTAGAAGAGAGAAGAGGCATTACGCAAAACCCGCTACGCTTGCTAAGGTAACGTAAGTCGGTGTTGATGCGGTTTTAGTGATAGTAAATGAATATACATCGATAGATGAGGCGTTTCCTTCTGCTGGTATAGAGCCTCCCTGCCAGCGTGGGGTATGAGAAACACCATCAATTTGAAATGCTGTCTGATAGTATGCAGTAGTACCATTCGTAGCAAGAAATACTACTGTGATTGAACTTCCTACGGGTAGAATAGAATTTAACGTTGTAGAAGAATTTCCCCTTATATTTAGGGTCCAGTTGCCAGTTGCATTTGTAGTGTAATAAAGTATAGATTGTGTAACTGCGTCAAAATTAATTGTTCCTGTTGCGGCAGTTGCGGAAATTGTAGTAATTTCCTCTGCACTAAGTAAAGTCTTATTTGTTAATGTGTCAGTTGTTGCTCTACCAATTACCGTATCGGTTGCGCTTGGTAAAGATAGTGTACCGCCAGGTGTTACTATTGATGCGGTTCCTAACTCAAGGGCATTTTTGACTTTAAAATTCTTGTCGGTCACCCAGTTCACTCTCCCCAGGATTTGATAGTTTTATTATACCACGGATGTTCTTACAACCTTAACTGTCGCAGAGGTAGAATTGGCATCAGTTATAGTAATTAATAATTTGTTAGTGACTGATCCACCACCTGGGATAAAACTGTCTGTAGTTATTGTATAAGGGATAGTTCCTCCAGATTCTACTATTCCATACTGAACTATATCAAGGTCCACCGAAGTCATCAATGCTTTGAGTATTGTAACCTTAGAGCCTTGTTTAATTTGAATTAAATATTCACAGGAAGAGAATAATGATTGAACGAATGAGTCTATCTCTGTAGCGCTTGTAGATGATACGGTTGTTGTTATAGTATCAATATACGCTGTTGAATCAACAGAGAGTCTTTCTGCATTTGCTGTTCCAGTAAACGTAGGACTGGCTAATCTTGCTATTGCTGAATCAATATATGTTGATGAAATAGAAGACCCTTGCCATGTGCCAGAAGAAATTGTACCTAGAGTAGTTATATTTGAACTTCCAGCCCATGTTGAAAGAGCGGTATTTTCTACATTAGATAGACCTACGGCAGACTTATCAAGTGTCTGCCATGACTTATCCCCCCTCCAATATTGTGAGGTGGTTCCAGAAGTAATAGTTGGCTCTTTGCCAGATAAAGCAGTAGTTATTGTTGTTGCAAAATTGGCATCATCGTTTATTGCCGCTGCTAATTCGTTTAAAGTATCAAGCGCTCCTGGTGCTGAATCAACTAGGTTAGAAATTTCTGTTCTAACAAATGCTGTGGTTGCAATTTGAGTTGTATTTGTTGCAGCAGTCGCAGTAGGAGCGGTAGGAACACCAGATAATGCTGGTGAAGACAATGGTGCGTAAGTAGAAAGGTCTAAGGTTACCCAGGATACTGCTGTTCCATTAGTTGTTAAATACTTACCCGAGTTCCCACTCTGATTTGGAACAAGTGTGTTTATTGAAATATTGTCATACTCTGGAACATCAACATCAGACTCTACCCAAATATCTCCAAGTTGTGGGGAGGAAGGGGAGTCTGCTTGGTAGAATACTTCAAATACCCCACCGCTGATTGATCCATTTTCCCATAATTCAGTTGCTGAATTATATTTTAGTGTTTGTCCTGTAGTTGGACTTGTAATTAAAACATTATGAAGTTCTTGTAATTCATAACCATTCTGAATTTTTACAAATATCTGCCCAGAGTTGGCGTTGCTTTTTATGCAGTATCCTATAAATACAGAATGATTTGGCTGGGTCGGCATTGTTGATGATACTAGGCCAGCAGTTGTTGAAAGCCATAAAGCCTGACCTTCTGTAAAGGTAGAAGTGTTAACTCCACGAACTATTCCAGAAGTACATACTAGACCTTCCGCGCCATTATTAATCGCTTCTGCGACTATGCCAAAGGTCTTTGAAGATGTTGCTTCAGAAGATGCTGATGCCTTAGATATAGATGGTCTTTGACCTTGCGCTCCAGATATGTATACAACAGTACCTTTTGCTAGAGTGCTTCCAGTTCCGTTATAGCATAGAGCAAGTTCTTCTTGTCCTACGGCTAATTTAACATTCCCGCCCTTAAGACCAACTTCTAATGTACCTTCACCGTCAGACCATTTTATAGATCTTTCTGGTGCAGCAGTACCACTAATTGTTCCTGTTAAATCTATTGGCGTAAAAAATCTTTTAGACACAGAATCTCCTTATTTTATGAAGGTGGGGGCTGATGCCCCCACCAACACAAATTATCCTACTATAACAGCCTTGTAGTTTACTCCAGTAATAGGAGCAGATGCAAATCTGACTACTATAGCATTAGTAGTTGATCTTTCTACGTCTACTTCAACTGTATCGTAAGGTGATGCAGCATCGTAAACTTGAACTTGAACCTCTCTAGTTCCTAAATTATGGGTAATTGTAAATGATGATATTGTAGAGTCTCCAGTAATATCACTAGAAACCTTTCTAATCATGTTATAGAAAGTAGAACCATTATTTGTAAATGTCCATGAATCTGTAGTTTCATTCCAAAGAATAGAAACATTTGCAGACGTTCCTCTTTCTATTTCAATGCCAGCATCAAGTGTCGGAGATCCTGTTACACCACGATTAAGAAGTAATGTATTATCTTCTATTTCAAGTGTAGCGGTATTAAGGGTAGTTGTTGTACCCTCTACAGTAAGATCTCCAGTAACTGTAAGATTATTATTTACAGTAGTTGTACCTGTTGCAGCACCTATTGATAGTGTGGTGGCTGCACCGCCAATGTTTAATGTTGTTGCATTTGCATTAAACAATGATGCTGTGGTGGATGTGGTTGTAACATCCCCACCATTAACAGCAGCATCTCCAGACAATGTAACCCCAGCAAATGATACTGAGTCTGTTGTGCCTACTGCTTGACCTATAGAAATAGTTGGAGTAGAACCTTCTCCTTGTGTATGTGAAACGCTTACTCCAGTTCCACCAGAAACGTCCACAACATAGTTACCTGAAGTATCTGTTCCTAATGCTACTGAATTAGAAGCAATAGTAGTGCTGATTGTTATTGTTCCGTTAGAAACATTAGCAGTACCAGTTACATCCCCCTCCAATGTAACTGTAGATGCAGCGGCTGCGCCAAACGCTAGTGGCTGCCATGCAGTACCATCATAAACTTTCAACTTGTTATTAGTTGAATCAAAGTAGACCCGACCCTTTACGCCAGATGGCTCTGAAGCCGCAGGCAAATTTTGAATTACAGCATTCTGCAATTCATTGGTGCCGAGGTCTAAACTAACTAAGAATCTCTTAGCCATTTTCTATTCCACCTCTCATGATAAATATGCCTTTCCAGCGAAAGGATCTCTAAACGTAGCGATTAGAGTGTTTCCATTAATATATTGATAATTACCTATTACTGCACTTCCCGCCGAATCAACTATCTCAACGTTCGGGAAAAATCCTAGATTATGATTTATTGTCCAGGTATTTGAAGCAGATCCTTGAACATGTACATACGCACCTATCCCTGGATCTCCTTGTGGACCTTGGATTCCTTGGATTCCTTGCTGTCCCTGTGGACCTTGAACTCCAGAAGAAGCAACAATTACATTGTTTTCAACTCTTTCTACAATAACTCTCTGTTCTGTCATCGTACCACCGCTGGAGATACTGAAAGATATCCCTTTAGGACAGTAGTTTGCTGACCACTAGGGCTTGTTATTTGTAATTGATATGCAGCACTTGGGGTTGTGAATTTTCTAGTTTGTGCTGGAGAAAATGTTATATTAATTTCTCCGTCTACTCCTGATATTGATATTCCATTAGAAGTAGTTATTGATGCACATAAAATTTTGCCACCTGGCTCGTTTCTAACGTCCATTCTGGCTGTATAATTGGTTAAGTTTATATCTGTTCCATTAGGATTTTGATACGTTACTTTTATTGAAAACGTATCTCCCTGAACAACTTTAAAGTTAACTTCTTCCATGAATATAGACAACTCCTCAATAAAATTATAACATCTATCAAGACTAAAACAGAAAGCCCGTCATTTCTGACGGGCTAACTATATATATTAAATTTATGGCTTATCTTTACCGAATAATCCTATCCATGTTTCAGTATTTGGCTTACCAGTTCTAAGTTCTCTGGGAAGATTAAGAGATCTTTGATATCTCTTTAGATCTTTTTCTGGAAACTTCTGGACTCCAACTTTTTCTGGAACATATCTTAACACGCCAAGGTCGTACATTCTGCAAGCGACTCGCCAGGTAGCCTTATTTGCTGCATTAGCAACTATTGCTCTATCTGCCGCTGCGCGGGAGGGAATTGTTTCATCCCATTGCTTATGCTTAATACGATACTTGCGTGCTTCTGCTCTCCAGAAGTTTTGATCATAATATTGTCTAAGTGTATCGTTCTTACGATATCTGAATGGACCATAGTTCTTTTCACCAAGGTATGGACCTGAGTCAGTCCAGTCCCCATGTGTGATAATACGAGATCCATCCTCAGGCCATTCATTAAGGTCCCATAATGCTGCTAGTGTTCTAGCAACTTGCTCTATTTGGTAGGAATTAATTGTTTTTCCCTGACCTGGATCATCAATTTCAATTCCCCAGGCTCTCCAATGAAGCACATTGCCAACCCCAACACCTACTGCTGACCATGGACCACCGTCGCCACTATGATAAGTGGCTCCCGCGCTAAGATACCAATTTGTTGACTTGTCTTTACCAACTAATTGGTTTGCTACCGCCATTGGAGCATAGGCTGTAACCGCCCAGTATAATGATGGTGCGCCATTTCCTTCACGGGCACTTGCGGTAGATGTATGATGAACTACGCAAGCCTGCATACCGTTTGACCAGGGATTACCCTTCTTATCCCAGCCCTTATAGAACTTAGCATCTACTCCATGATCTAGCAATGCCTTCTGAATTTCTTGAGAAGTTGGTTGCTTAACCATTTGCATCATCATCCTTATCTACAATTAGTGATGGGTCGATTGGCTCTTCTTCTGGAACAAAGTCGGTTGGTGGATGATCTGTATACATATCTGCAAGATCGACTGCACCTCCATCACCATAATTACTCATCGTTCTTTAATCCATACCTTGGATCGCTCTTATTAAGAGCAGTAACGATTACTGGAAGAGTCGCAGCAAGTCCCGCTGCCAACCATGATTTCAAATCTGTAGCAGATACAGCAAAAATATCTGCTCCATCTGCAATGAAAAGACCAAGAACTACGGTTACAAAAGAAACAACGTAGGAGCGAACTGCTCTTCCAAGGTCTGTGTTATTAATCCAATTCCACATTTTTACCTCCAATTAAGTATATCATGTAATATCTACAACTTCGCATCCTGTATCTGCACTACATGCAAGTTCTTGAGAACCCTTAGTGCCATCCTCTGTTTCATAAAATACCATGTCAGACCAACGAATATCCTTTGGCATTTTGGCAAGAAGTTCTTCATACTCTTCTTTTGTAGCATCTTGATATGGTGCTTGCTTGTAGGTATGATCTGAATACGGTAGGAATGAAATTCCAGAAACTTCATCAAAGTTCTTCCACACCCATGCTCCTACATCCATCCACTCATCTTCTTTAACTGAAACAGTAATAGATGGCTTATGTTCACACCATGCACGCTGGTATGTTAACCAGATATCTAGATGCTCTACGGCTGTAAGGTCGTTACGCAAAACCGCGTCTTTTGGTGCCTTGATTGGGAATGAGAATACTGTTGTATCATTTGGCTTCATAACATCATCTTCTGCGGGAACGCCAGAATCAACAAGGAACTTTGTTAGTGGGTCTTTCTTATCTCCACGAACAGTACGAATATAGTAATCGTTGTGCCATGGATGCATACCAGAAGAAACTCCAGTCAACTGAGAAACTGTTCCAGAAGGTTTAACACAGGTAATGGCAGCAGATGCATTAATTCCTATAACTTTTGCTTCTTCAGCATTAACCTTTACTGCATGTTCTCTCAAATTGTTTAGAACATTACTAAGTTTTACTAATCCTTCTTGACCAGACATTAATTTATTACCAAACTGCCCAGTAATAGATACGCCAAGTAGTCTTTCTTCCTCTGTATTGTCCTTCCAGATTTTTCTTAAGTACTTAAAGTTAGTAAGTGTAGATTGCCAAGTTCCAAGAATGGTGGCAAGTTCTACTTTACGCATAAGAGTTTTTTCTGTGTCGTCTTCTCGCACTACGACTTCTGAAAGATTACAGAACTGGTATGGACGTAGGATGATTTCAGAACATGGGTTTGTTCCATATCTAATTTCTGGATCTCTACGACCGTACTTTGCAGCCTGACCCTGGGCGGCGGAGACATTATAGATACCGCGTTCTCCAGACTTGCTTTCATAAAGATTCTTCCATTCTGACATAAAATCAGACATGCTTGGACGACCTGAGTAAGACACAGAGTTATTTGAAAGAGCGCGTTGTGAGTTATACTCCCACCATGCTCCATGCTTTGCACGGGCCATGTCATGATCATTTAGATCAGAAAGTGAAATCATAGCAGAACGACGAACACCGCCAACTACAACAACCTCTCCAATCTTACACATAATGTCATGTGCCTCTAAAGGTCTTAACCTTCTTCCTGCGGCACCTTTAATAATGTTTACACAGAAATCAAAAAGTTGAACTAGTGGCTCTGGCCCAGAGGCGCGACCTCCGAAAGTCTTAAGTCTTGCTCCCGCTGGCCTGACCTTAGAAACGTCCCATGTTGGAACTTGTCCTTGCCACAATAATGCAAGCAATTCTCTTAGTGCCTTGGCCCATCCAGCCTTAGAATCTTCTACAACAATGGTTGTGTTGGTAGGTTCAAAGTGTTCGTTGACTGTAGGAAGTTTATCTACATAGATACTTTCTACAGAGAATCCCACTCCAGTACCGCACATAAGGATATACATCGCCTCGTCAAAGGACCTTAGGCTATCTACTGGAAGGAACGAGCAGTTGTACCCTGCAACATTGTCTCTTTCTAAGGCGGGGCCAGAAGTCATAATGGCTCTCATGGAAGGCATGATATTTCTATTAAAAACTTCCTCTCTTATCTCTGAGACAAGACCCTCTGAGGGTTCGTACCCGCATTCTTCTCTAAGATGCATACGCATAAAAGTGAAATACCTATCAACAGTTTCACCCCACGCTTCACGGCGGTTGTCTTCAGAAAGCCATCTAGCATAACGGCTTAAAGCAATAAAGTTTTCATAGTGATTGTCAATACCTTGTGACATTTTTTCTCCTTGGCCCCATATCTGGGAAATAAATTTATATAATCTCTATAGTATCATTCTGATGTTCAAAACCCGCGACTTTTAAAAATATTTTTTATTTTTTCTGCCGTAGGTTTTGTCACAGCATCCCAGTCATACTCCATGTGTACTTTAAAGGAATTTTTAAATGATTGTTGAGCATATGAATCGTAATTATTAACCATATCAATCATAGATTTCTTTAATTCTTCTTTAGTAACATGATAAACATCTCCAGGATGTAACGCTGGATATTCACTAGGTCCAAGTTGTGATTCTAGGGGTATTGTTATAAATTTTTTATACTCTGCCCATTGATAGGTAGATATGGTGGGCATTCCTGTTGCAAGTGCCTGGAGCGGGATGAACCCAAACCCCTCTCCCATGGTTGGGTAGATCATAGCATTAGTTTTTGAATATAGTTCTATCATCTGAACGTGTGTTAATGGTGCTGTTGTTATAACTATATTTGAATATTTGTTGTCTGGCCCACCAGCAATGCTTCCGTCATCATGAAATACTCTTGTTGTATTTATATTGCTACATTTTAGAACTAATTGATAGTCAGGATCATTACCAAAAAGTTCTGCGAACGCCTCCACTACAAGTTGACCGTTCTTTCGTACTTGTGGCTCACCTATATGCAAAAATCTAAATTTTTCTTTTCTTTTTCTTTTTACTGGACGCCAATCCATATCTATGCCATGTGGGTAAACATGAATATCTTCTTTGCCAAGTTCTTCTTTAAAAACATCGGCTGTCCAAGACGAGGTGGCCCATACTTCATCACAGTTGAGCATACTTTCCCTCCAGCCATCCTTTAGATGGGTAGATTCCCAGGCAGTATATCCAATTCTGTATTGATTCGGATAAAATTTATAATCGATAGGAAATCCCATGGATACACATACTGGTGCGACCCTGCTTGCAATTTTTACATCTATGCCAAAGTTAGCCATGGACTGAACTATTTGGTAAGAGGCGTGGCTATATCCAGTAATATCCTTAACATCATTTTTCAAATCTGCCATCTGTTCGGCGGCGGTCGTAAAGGAGATTTCCATCTCTGAAGTATAGCATTAAGCACTATCGAATAGGATGTGTTTCGTATCACATTAAAATATTCGCCATATGGTAAGATCATATGTACAATTGCAATATATAAAGAAAGAAACAATATGGATATAAGAGTATTTAGTAAATATTATCAATATGCTTTAAAAGATAAAGTACTACCGATTCCATGCGGTATAGATTCAGAACATCCTATGTTGGTTCCGCGACTGTGGATTGATGAGAATGATAACGATATTATATACTTGTACTGCCTTGACTGTAACTTTAAGTTATATCCAGGATTAGAGTTATATAACAGTATTGAGTTTGTTTTAGAAGAATTGGAAGTTAATGAAGAAGATTGATGTTTTGAATCTAGGCTATGTAGGTCTAGTTTCAACTATGGGAAATGATTTAGAAGTTGCTAATGCTGCTAGAGTTTCCTTTGATAAAAGAAGTGAATTAGATATGACTGGTCTTTTGAAAAGTAAAGATAAGAAACTAATTGACTTCCTTTGGAAAGAAGAACATACATCACCTTTCAGACATTGCGTTCTTTCTTTTGAAATTTATGCGCCACTTATGGTAGCACGCCAACATTGGAAGTATGCCGTTGCCTCCACATTCGTAGACGATCAGAACGGATGGAATGAGTCGTCACGCAGATACATCACAGAGGAACCTGAGTTCTACATCCCCACAGCGGAAGACTGGAGAAGTGCACCTGAGAACTCTAAGCAGGGATCAGGAGAGCCAATTAATTACGGTCTAGGGATAGAACTCACGATGAGATTATTCAACATGATTGAGGCCGCAGAAGTAGAATACAACAACGCTCTGGAGATGGGTGTATGTGCAGAACAGGCTAGATTATTCCTTCCTGCATATGGAATGTATGTGCGATACAGGTGGACAACCTCACTTCATGGAATAATGCACTTTACTCAGCAGAGATTAGCCCACGACGCACAGAAAGAAATAACAGATTATGCTCTTGCAATGAAGTCGCTCGCAGAAGAAGCATTTCCTTATTCATTGAGTCTTGTTACATGAGAGCCTGGATTGAAAATGATGACGATATAACGCCATATGTCGAAATTGACATATATGAGGGCGGGGAAATGGTAGAAGCAATAGGATTTCCTATGAGGCCATTACCATGGCGTATAGAATTAGATACTAATGATATACATGATGCTATCATTATAGAAGACGATGAGGAGCAAGATGACTGACGAGCAGTTTGAAATTGTTCAAGAGTTATTATCAGCAATATACATTCAATTAGCACGCAATTATGATATGTTGTGTATAAGTACAAGTAATCAAGAGAAGATGCTTGAAATGTACAATAGACACAAAGAGGGTCGTGTCTTCGCCCCGCCCCCGTCTTTACTTATGGATGAAGATGAGCAGTAACGATATTCAATTTCTTATTTTGATATTGCTTTGTGCAACCTTTCTCACTCTTGGAATGACTTGGAAAAAATAATGACAAGAAATGAAAAACGAAATAGAGATCGTAAGATCAAATGGTCTATGTCTGGTCTTATTAAGAAGTCTAGAGGTTGCGAAAGTGAATCTTGCCCTCTTCCCCCCGATTTTTCATTTGAATCTGTCGATTTAGACTTTGATCACATAGATCCTAATCAAAAGAAGGCAAATGTATCAGATCTGATACGATCTGACTACGCTTGGACTACTATTGCCAAAGAAATCAATAAATGTCGTGTGATATGTAAGATATGTCATGCTAGACATTCCCGCGATACCCGCGCTTCCTATAACGAACATAAAACTATCAATGTCCCGCTCTATATCTACCAATAGGCACGATCGTTCCGATTACTGCATTATAGTGCAGTATTTTTTACTTTTTTCTGCATTCTAGTGCAGTATCGGCATGATCGTTCCGATTTTACTTCTCATAACTGGAATATATCTTATCATTTATGATAACTATACCAATTGCCGACTTTTTACTGTACTATTCGCCGTTATAAAAATGTTATATTTTAATTTGATGAAAATGTTAATGGCTGTCTATTTTGGATGATACACAATCTGATAGATAGTACGATTTTCAACTAGTGCGCCCATACCCCTCCCCCTATACGATGACCCCCCACCCCCTCCGTTATGAACCCGTTATAAATCCTGTCCGATTTACCCCAGTTTGTATACCCCTAAGGGTATGGTCAATGTCAGACCCCTATGATTAGATAGATACATAAGCAAGAGAACGAAAGGAAACGAAATGAGAATCACCAAGGCTAGCCTCCGTAGCATCGTCAAGAATGCACGATGCAACGACTGTGGAGGAAAGCACTACGCTGCAATGGCTATCGTCAATGACGATATCCTGTGCGCTAACTGTCATCAGGCTAGGGCTTTCGCCTGACTGTCAGACCCCCATGGTAGGGTGTACCTATAACTGAATATCTCCTAGGCAAATAAGCCCCATGAGGGATGAGCCCTAGGCCACACCGTAAGAAAGAAAGGTAAGACAAATGATTAGCACTACTCCTATCAGGACTCCTAAGAATCCTGCCCCCACTTGCCGTTGTGGTGAGTGCATTGCCGATCCCATGACCTCTCATGGTATCTACATGATCGGAGCCTATAAGGTTCCTGCTGTCCTCTCGCTCCGTGGTGGGCGGGTTACTGAACCTGAGGTTGCTTGGGAGAGTGTTAGCACTATCACTCGCGGTAAGGTAACTAAGATCTTCCCGTTTGCTCAGGCTAATGATGATAGGCGGTGGCTTATCTAATGAACGCATCACCATACCGTGGCATTGCACCACGCACTACTCCCGCATTGCGTGCGCGTCGCGCATTGGTTGCACGCATTGGTCACGATGCTGCAGCACAACAGGATGCGGAGCGCGTAGACTACTACCGTGACCTGATGCGACAGGCTAGGCTGTCAAAATAATTTCTAGAAATCGGCGTGTTGCACTTGACAACATGCGATTTTTGGCGCGCGCCGAAATTCTAGGTTTGTCAAGTTACGACGTACATATTTTTCCCCTAGATTTTTGTGATCTAGCCCACAGAAAAAAACTTTGAAAATGTCCGATTTGTATGCATTCTGGATTTGACCATTGTCAGTCCCCTAGTGTAGAGTCGGAGACATGAGAAAGACACCATGCACAGGGATTCATAAGTCCACTATCGCTTCCGGCCTCTCCTTCTGGTGCGCTGGTTGTGGAGAGTGGAACGTCGTCAATGGAAAGGCGGTCAGGGCATGATCGATTCAGTAGATCGTATCGTCACCACTCCAATGCGAGAGTGCCCCCCATTTGTAGAGGGTATCCTTGGGGAGAATAGCAAGGGCGTTCTCCATACTAGGTGGTTCTGCATCGAACCGCTAGAGGATGACTGGTTCCTTGTAACCGACACGCATGGCAATACCATGCAGTCCCGTGGCTCTGCTATGGTAAAGTGGCTCAAGCCTGAGGACATGAACGATCCTGTAATCCAAGCAGAACTAATTACTGGCCTAGCACAGATGGGAATCGAACTGTGAGAACACTCGCACAACATGTCTTGTCATTCGTCATCATTAGCGGTATCCTTACTGCTATGGCAATCGTTGGTGGAATAGAGGGAGGCTTCTAATGATTACCCGCGCTGAGACATATGGTGATAGGCACTACATCAACGCCAAGGCCAAGATCGCTCACCCCATGGCAGACGAGGTATCTATCGCAATGGGCGATGGGGCATATGCACGCTTTCCGCATTCTGTCGAACTCGCATTCTTCAAGAATGGGGAATGGGTTACTGAACCTCTTCCTGAGTTTGCTGAACTCTACTCTTCAGAGGTTTATCCCTACGTTCCGCTGATCTACTTCGCGCAATTCATGGAGAACTACAGGGCGGTGGAGTAATGGCTAAAGTAGCAGAGCGTCGTCCATTCGATATCAATATGACCATGCAATGGAATGACATTCAAGAATTGCTCACACGATGCAAGCGCATGTGGGCATGTGCTGAGAATGATGACGACTTCCAAGCCATAGAATATATGGAGAGGGTTCTACATAAACTTGCAGAGAATATTCGAACTAGGACTTGACAAATACTGAAAAGTGGCGCGCGCCAGATTTTGACATTTGTCAAGTTACGACACTAGGAAATTTCCCCTGGAATTTCTTGTCATTGTCGTAGGGGTGTGCTAGCATTCTCTCATGATCAAGAATCGTAAGCGTACCCGTGATGAAATTCAGCGTACCTTGGAATTGCGTCGGAGTAATATAGCGCAACCCCATCGGAATAAGGCTAAGTATTCTCGCAAGCCCAAGCATCGTGATCGTTTCGTTATCGAAAATGACTGATTCCCCCTTTCCAATGTCGGACCCTAGTGCTAGGATCATTCCATGACAACGATGACAGATACCCTCGCCCCTACCGCTACTGATACCTTCCGTTCCATTATCATGACCGCCACCCTCGCGCAGATGGAGCAAGCAGCCGTCTGGTATCGTGACGCGGAGGAAGTTGCGGAGGAGGTTGCTCGTAACCTTGACACTACCCTAGAGGTAGGCGCATCCATCGTCGCAGCATTCTCGCCGCGTGAGCGTTGGTCCACTAACGTCGCCAAGGCTATTGCATTCTCGCTTGGTCAGACCCCTAAGGGCTTGGGCAATAATCTTCGCATGGCTCAGGCTTCCATGGTCGCAGGCTTCGATGCTCTGAACGGCTTGAAGACTAACGCATTCGCTCGCGCCATTGCTGGCGATGCTGACGCGGTTGTCATTGACGTTTGGATGATGCGAGCCGCTGGCATGGATACTGACTCTCCCAATAAGTCACAGTATCTCGCGCTATCGTCTGCGGTTGCTACGGTTGCAGATGAGTTTAGCATCACCCCGCGCACCGCGCAGGCTCTTATCTGGATTATCGTGCGAGGGGGTGCAGCATGACATACTTTGCAATGGATGGAAACTACGGAAGCGCACACGGCCTAGTTGTCATTGACACTAGCGGGTGGACTGATAAAGATTGGGACAGGGTAGAGAATGCAACCGATGATGATAGGTTCATCGTCGCGGTCGCTATTGCGGAGGAATACTCATGAATGATATCACGCTAGAGAACTTTCGGGAGATGCTGCGCGATTTTGTGGGGGTGTGAAATGGAAGATGTAATCGCATGGGGTTTTCTAGGTGCGACATTTTTTATCCTGGCCGCAATTTTTATTTTTATCATCGGAATCCTTTTCCAAATTTTTCGCAGATAGACTTGACAAATCCGCTCGGGCGGCGCGCGCCCGAAATTCTAAAATGTCAAATTACGACACCTTGGATTTTTCCCAGGAAAAGTGTCCGATTTGTATATATTTTGGATTCGTTCAATGTCATACCCCCATGATAGCCTTAGGGCATAGAAAGAAAGGCTAGAAATGAACAACACTCTCCATTCCCACCTCGTTTGCTGCTTTTGCGATAACGAGATTTCCCTGGATGCCAAGTGGTGCGGACTGTGCCATGAATACAAGGGCATCATGACGGTAGAAGCCTTTGAGGACTACCTCAAGGTTCCCTTCGATTGTGACTGCCTCCCCACTATTGCCGATCCATTGTCAGACCCCGATGATAGGATGTCAGCATGAACCTAGAAGAACTATACGAGAACTTCCTCCGCTTGGAGGCCACCCTTGACCTTGACCCCAACCCTTGGGTGTCAGACCCCTCTGATAAGGTGAAGCCATGACAACATACAAGGTGTTCGTAGATGGAGAGTTTTTCTCCACGGTTGCCACCCGCGAGGGTGCTGAGACTATCCGAGACTTTTGGGCATCACCCCGTCAGACCGTTGAGATTGTGGAGGTGAAGGCATGAGGACGAGCGTGGACTTTGAGAAGGCGTGGCTTGACGTTTACTACATGTTGGAGGACAACGCCTTCGACTATGCGCGGTGCATGTATCTGGACGACGGCACTCTGATTGTCGATGGAGTGCGCTATGAGGAGGTTCCTTTCTAATGCAGAATATCTACAAGGTCTACTACGGTGGACAGTACATGTGTTCATTCTTTGATAGGGATGGTGCCCTTGATTGGGTCGCCACCCTCCTCGCGGAAGGCGAGGGGACCTTCGATGACTACGAGATTCTGGATGGGAGTGACTTCCTATGAGTTACCATCCCATCACTCACGATGAATTCGATCAGATACTGCGCGAGTCGGAGATTCGTTGTCGTACCCTCATGATAGGATCTTTCCATGTTGAGAAGCAGGAAGCAGGCGGGGAAGCACAAGACTAATTGCTACTTTGGCTGCTGCCGTAGCATGACCAAGAAGCAGGAGCGTCGCTACATCAAGCGGCGGGAAACTAACGAGTGGAAGAAGGATCAGAATGTGGCAGGATAGTGCAGCGTGCAAGGATGCGGACAGCGATATCTTCCTGAGTGGAGTTGCCTCGCGCATCGAAAAGGCCAAGGCGATTTGTGCAACGTGCAGCGTTGTGAAGAATTGTCTCGCATTTGCAATTAGCAACGAGGATTTCGAGCCTCATGTCTATGGTGGAATGACAGGCGCAGAACGTCGGCGTGTCGCCTTGACAATTTAGTCAGGGGGCGCACGCCAAACTTATCAAATTGTCAATTACGACGATTAAGAAAATTTCCCAGAATTCCAGGAAAAAATTCTTGTGGCTGTCATACCCCTAGGCTATAGTAGTACTACAACAGAAAAGAGGGAACATGATTGCTACTATCCGTACTCCCTCCCGCTCGTCCACGGGCGCGGGGGTATTTGAAGCAATCAAGCATGGCGTAGAGTATGATGTATATGATGATACCCATTTCGATATCACGATTCATAATCAGACCCGCGCAAACTTGATTGCAAGAGCGGCAAATGGTAAGATTGTTGCCGTAGTTGATGCACTTCCCGTTTACTAGTAGAAGGAGAAAGAATATGGCAAGCAAGAAGAGCAAGACCCCTAAGTTCACCTACCTTGAGACTTGGAACACCCGTTATGGTGTCCAGACTCGTATTGTCACTCGTCAGAATGGCAAGTTCATTGACTCCACCCCCGCGTTGGAGACATTGAAGCACGGCATCCCTGCTGGTCGATAGTAGGAAGATCCTGGGCATGATCGTTAAAACTGCCCCCACGCCCCTGTGGTGGAATTGGCAGACACGCTTGACTCAAAATCAAGTTCCATAACGGAGTGCGGGTTCAAGTCCCGCTGGGGGCACAAAGTCTTGACTACTGTCAGACCCTCATGATAGAGTTTCACTACCTACTAACGAAAGGCACTACCATGGGTGACCGCGCTAACTTTGGAATCCGTCAGAATGACGGCAACATCATCTTCATCTACGGACATTGGGCAGGCGAGGGTATGCTTGCTAAGTTTGCTAATGCTCTTGACCATGTTCAGAATGTTGGTCGTATTGACGACCAGGCTTATGCAAATCGCATCATCATCTCGCAGTTGGTTGGCGAGTCTTGGTCTGGCGATCTTGGCTGGGGTGTTACTGTGAACTACCTTGCAGATAACGAGCATAAGGTCCCTGTCTTTGACTTTGCATTCAAGACCGTTACTCTGTATGACTATGATTGGAAGTCGGGAGTTCTGACTGATATCATTGTCACGTTCTCTCTGAACGAGTTCATCAACAAGTACGCTAAGACTTTGATGGAGGTGTAACATGATTGACCCTAGCATGACTGACATTCATCCTTACCCGCCAACTATGCAGGAGTTGGAGTTGCGGGTCATCGAACTGAATACAGAGATCAACCGTCTGAATTCAGAGGTGGAGGCTCTACAGAGTGACCGTGACTACTGGAGGGGCCAGACGAACAATCGTCAGGCCCAGATTGACGGTCTTGAGTCATATCTCAAGGAGAACTTTGACTACATTGATGAGAATGTGACGCAGGAACTTGTTGATATCTTCTCTCTTACTATCACCAAGGACTATGATGTGACAATTACCGTCACATTCTCTGGTGTTGTTACTGCTCCTCTCAATTTCGATATGGATAGCCTTGAGGATTCTCTGAATGCTAGTCTTGAGGCATCCTACTACAGCGATCTAGAGTCTGATTTCTCAGAGGATCATATGGAGATTGACTGGACAGAGAGTTAGGCAGCGGTGGTATCCTAACTACGCCTCCGCCCTGCAGACCTGAGCATGTCTTGCATAATAAACTGCTCACACGCCCCCATCATCTAGTGGCCTAGGATACTGCCCTTTCAAGGCAGCGGCACGGGTTCGAATCCCGTTGGGGGTACTTGAAATTCTGATCGATTCTGGCGCACGCCGCGAAAGTGCATTTGTCAAGTTACGATGAAGGCAAATTTCCCCCAGATTTTTTAGAAATACCCTTGCCCAATGTCAGTCCCAGGGTGTATAGTTCTTCTATAAGTTCAATCAACTAAGGAGATACATATGGCACACGCAGTAGAGATTGGCGCTAACGGCGAGCAGGCTTTTGCTTCCTTCCGCGAACCCGCTTGGCATGGTCTTGGCACCGTGTTCTTTGAGGAGAAGTCCACCCAGGAAATGCTGGATGCGGCTTACCTTTCCAACTGGAACGTTCGCCTTGAGGCCGTTCCCTACCCTTCCGCCTACAATGTGATCACGCCTTCCTACATGGTACTGCGTGACAACCCCTTTGACCAGGGTACTGACGTTCTCGCTACCGTTGGTGAGCGTTACCACGTTCTTCAGAACGAGGATCTTTTCGACTTTGGC